CGATTTGCCCATTCTGCAAATAATAAATTAAGCGAACGTCTGGCTGTTTTAAGATCGTATCCAGAACGTAATTCAGAACCTGCCCGTTCAAATGCTTCTTCTACAATTTCATTAAGATCCAGATCAAATGTAGCAGTCGATGAAGTTGTCATATTTCATACCCCACTACCTTTAAGCGTGATATGCAGTCATATTAGTAAAGGTAGCAACCGTATATTGGATATAAACACCTGCACTAAATACAACGCCTTCATCGGGAACAGTAACATCTCTTGATACAGTAGCTGAAGCGACAGTACCTAATTTCATTAAGGCTGTACCTGCCGGAGAAGTATTTGTAAAACTAATAGTTCCTGCTGTTCCAGAATTAACCGTAAATATTCCTTTAAGGCGGGAACGACCTGCAAAGATAACATTGCCAGCAGAAGCGTTTACCCCGGCTGAAACATTACCTGCGGGATCACCAACTGCTGAAATACCGGATACCGTTAAAAAATATTTAGCCCCAGTAGCTGTTCCTGCATTTGCACCTGTAATGGACTCTGTTTGGGAATCTTCATTTACATCAGTTCCAGTTACAGTAAACGATATAGCAGAATCATCACCAGCAGAAAGAATAGTTACAATTCGCCCCGCATTAAAGGTACAGGAGCCACCAGAAGCTAACGCACCTTCTATTACGAGTGCTGCGTTATTCCCAACGGCGGCTGCTGCGGATATACCATCAGCATCAAGTGCCACTGTATCAGCAGTAATGAATACTGCTTTTACGTCTGAAAGAGCCATAAACCACCTCTAGCAGTATTTAGTTTTAGTTTTTACGCGAGATTTACCATCAATACCTTTTTTAGCAACATTAGCTATTACTTTAGGCTTGGCAGAACCCATACGTTTTGGATCAGGCTTAGGTTTTTTACGTTTTTTCTTAACGCGACCACCTTCGCCATATATATCTATGGGTCCACCATGTCGGTAAGTACTGTTTATAGGTATGCCACTAATATCAGAATAATCCTGAGCCTCGCGAACACCTTGTGGTGTATAGGAAAATCGTCTACCACCTACATTTGGCATAACAACCTCCTTTATGCGTCAGCAAACGGTGTGGCAATCGTTCCAGAACCAAGCAACATTCCTTCAACAAAATACTGAGCGCTAGCAATTGCCGTTATACGAATATAACTTCCGGGATCACCGCCTTTAGTAGTGCCATTCATCGTGATGACATCGTTAGAAGCCGCAGAAACCCACGTTTTACCTGTAGCCGCCGTGGTAATCCCGGTATACACCATACCAAGAAACTTGTCCGTTCCATCGGTCAAAATATCCATATCCGTAGCTTCGGTAACCACCACGAAAGTGAAAGTTGCGCCAAGATTGTTGAGTTGATTGGGATCTGTCGCATCAGTGGGCGTTGTAACGTCAATAGAGGGCAACGTAAATACGCCATCAGCGTCATTGGTTAATAATATTTTTCCTGCGTGAGATGCAACGGTTAAAGTCGTATCAGCCGTTAAGCTAACGACACTCGCTGAACCAGCAGTAATGAATCCTGCAAGAGATCGAACTGGACCTGAAAAAGTAGTTTTAGCCACTTTGTTACCTCCTTACCAAAGGTTTCGCCCTAGAGTCTTGGTAAGCGTCTGCTGGGACAGTCGCTAGGGCTAATTTTTCCCAGATTAAATAAAAAGGGGTACTAGGTACCCCTTCCTATATTTTTATTAGGATGATCCGGGGCTACCAAATACTCCTAATGGGTCAGATACACCGAACGAATACCGCTCGCGAGCTTTATAACGCGCATTCCCGGTATCGAAGTCGCCGTCCATACTCGTACTCATCGGAGTACGGACAAAATACTTCAGACCATTTGGAATATCAGTTGATACAAACCAAGCATTGGTATCAGTAAGGTAATGATTAACGCTAAACCCACCGGGAATAACGCCCATTGACTTAACCGCGTTGATGTCGTTATCAGCAGTGCCAACACGCCCTTCCGATTTTAACAATCGTTGAGCAACAAACATCAAGTCCGCTGGGATAATAAGTCGTTTTGGTTTACCAGCAACCAAAAGTCCTCGCTCGTCTGTCCAGTTGGAAATTTGAATTATCGCCGCCTCAAGCGACGTTTCATTCAAATCTGACGCCGTGGAAGGACGATTTGAATTAGTTCCACCAGAAACTAATGGATGCGCGGTACTACACAAAACTACGCCATCCCCGAAGGTATAACTAGAATTAAAAGCACGATTTAATATATTCGCACCCTTAACCTGTTTTGTGTATGCCATTGCACGAGCTAATGCTTTGGTATATCGAGCAGAAAGTGAGTCATAGAGATTATCCTCTATAGCTTCTTCCGTAATCGAAAATCCCATAGCAATGGTTTCGTGGTTGTATCGAGCCGTCCATGCTTCCTGTGCATTATCGTAAGCGATGGCACTTCCCTCGTCTTTCACCGGAGCGGCTGCAAAACCAGAGAGTTTCACCTCTTCTTCAAATGAACGTTCAGAAGTTTCCTGCTCGAAAATTTCTTTGGATTCCTCACCGTACCGTTTGTACTCAAGCCCAAAAAGAGCATTAAGTCCCGGCAGCAGTTCTTTTAGTAGTTGTGCTCTACTTATAGCCATAGTTAATTACTCCTCAAATTCCAACTGGGTTGTAGTAGGAGTGATTATTAAACTTGACTATTAAGTCAGTATAAGTATCACCTACAGTGGATGTTGTACTATCAACAAAATCAACAATCCTGAAGGCGATTCCTGTCGTCACCGCAACTGTTGCGTCTACGGCGGAAGTAGAATTACCTGTAGTTGTTGAGCCTGTGCTGGTTGACTGAACAGCAGCAAGTGGGCAATTAATTCCCAAAGCTGTCTGTGCAACAGTTGCATCTGCTTGTGCCATGAAAAGTACGTCAGGATCATCGACGACAATTCCAACAGCATCAGAAGCTACTGTACCAGTAGGCCAATATTGTTTGAAAGTTTTCTGAGAAGTGCTTGGATCAGTGTAAGAGCAACCTACAAAGACACCCACAGTACCGGCAGGAAACTGAGAAGCATTACTACCTATAGTAGTAACGATTTCCAATGTTCCCGCAGCAACGATACTAACAATACTTCCTGTATAAATATTAACAGCATATCCAGATGCTATTTTTATCTCTCTAGTGGAACCCGCATAAGATTGTCCACCAATCAAATTCATGGGTTTTAGCCCATAGGGGGTAGCAGAAGTAGCCATACTTAAGTCCTCTTTAAACTTACGTTAGATAATTATGCGTTGCCTTTCCCACTGCCAAAAGTCACTTTCGTTGACTTGTCTTTGAACAAAGGCATTCGTGGGTCATTTTCACGCATATAATTACTGTCAACAGATTGCGTAGCTTGATCTGTTCTATTATCAACATACGCATCTCTCTGTTGGGTAAGTTCTTCATCTGTTTTGCAAAGAAGAAGCCCACCAACTTCTATAGCGTCAGAAAATTGGCTATTGGGATCAGTCATTGAAAAAGCTTCCGGGTGTTCCGATGCTTTTACAGGTTCCCACCCCTCCCGAAATTTAGCAGATACATTTTTAGGATCAGGTTGACCCATTGTAGCTGTGCGAATATAGCGATGAGAATAACCATCTTCTTCGTCTATCTTCGGCAACAACTCAGGCGGTGTCCATTCTTTTGGACGTTCCTTTTTAGCACGAACTTCTCCCTCCCTACTTTCGCGGGGCGGTCGTCCTACGGGTCTAGTACCATCAACCATGTTGTTCCTCCAATTTCAATTTTTCGCGGACATATGCTTCAGGTGTAAGCTGTAGCCTATCCGCAATCCTCTTTTCTGATGCTGTTATCACTACTTTTCTTGAGCCAGTAGTGCGTTTAGCGGGAGAAACGACAGTCGTTTGAGACTTCTTCGTTCGTTTTGGTGAACTTGTTTCTACCTCTGTTCCCTGTTGAAATTCTTCAGGAAATCTTTTCCGCATATTTTTATCTATGCTTTCATAATACTCATCAGACGTTGGATCTACACCGTTCATAACTAAATCTTCGTGTAGACCAAACGCAAGACTGGTCATGTCACGTTTCTGACCCCACCAAGGATTGCGTTTTTGCCACGCAACAGCCTTTTTATCTGGTGGAGGTAGTTCCTGTTGAGGAGCCTGTTGTGCAGACCAATCACCTTCTACAGCATTATTTATATTATTTTGTTCCGTTTGTAAAGCTTCTGGATTATATTGCGGAATATAATCTTCAGCCGATTGAAGCCTCATTTTTGCCGAAACTAATTGTTCCTGTGCATTTGTTACTGCATCTACGTCCCCAGCATCGTAAGCCTCTTTAAAATTTTTCTTAGCAATTTCTAGTTCATTGGTAGCAGACGTTTTAGCCGTGCCGACCAGCATTTCTTCCCCTTTACCTAAATCCTGTTTTAACGCCCTGTTTTCATTCATTATTTTTTTAGCAAAAGCAATTGCAGCTTCACGTTCTCGCTCCGCTGCTTCTTTTGCACGGCGTTCATCATGCCAAACCTTTTTAAGTTGTTTGGTCTTTTCTGCTGAATATTCCTCTAA